GCTGATGCTCCATCATCACCGACAGCAGCATTCACGCTGCGAGCATATTCCATTGATTCCCTAAGAGAATCTGATTCCGCCATGAGTGCAGGCATCAATTCGGCAGCGGCTTTTCCGAATAGCTGTTGCGCCAATGCTGCCCGTTCTGAACGATTTTCAATTTGAGAAAGCGCCGCTTTGATTGCTTCAAATTGAGCAATCGGACCTTCCATTGCGAGCTGTTCAGCGTCTAACCCTAATTGTTTGAATACGTCAGCGCCAGCCGTTCCACCAGTCGCAATATCTCCAATTACTTTTTGGAGTTTTTGTAATGCAACAATTGATTTTTCTGGATCGACGTTTCCCGCTTCGCTCATTGCGAATTGGAATTCTTGGATTGAACCAACTGATTCGCCAAGGCCAAATGCAACATCAGCAAGAGCATCAAGCCTTTCAGATGCTGCAGAGATCGCACTTGCTGATGCTGATAGCGTAAAGAATGCACCAGCAGCACCTGCAACTGCAGCACCAATGCCAAGTGCTGTTGGTCCCAGCGATGCAAGGCTAGAACCAAAACCGCTTAAATTTGCTTGGACGCGATTGATAATAGCAGTTGCTTTATCCTCTGCTCCAATAACAAATTCAAATCCGTCAGACATCTTGGGCTATCCTGTTAAATCGCTGGTTCATTAGTCGGCTTTGTTCTGCCGTCACAGAATTTAATACGTTCAGAAACCATTCCGACTGATTTAACAAGCCATTGCCGCATGGCAAAAATCCACGTTCTGAATGAAACGCAAAATTTACTGCCCGCGTCATATTTGATGCAAATATTCGGCCACAAACTGTCAAAGCAAATTTGCCATCATCGCAATGCTCGCATCCAAACGCATCGCATACTGGACATTCAATCCAAGTTTCCCCAGTTGTTATGCAATTGCCGTTGCAACTTCGGCAGAGTTCTCCATGACTGATAAGCATTGCGACACGAATTTTTTTCTTTCATCTGCCGTCAATGACGCCCCCTCAATTGCCGAGCCAATCAATTGCCAGCACTCGCGGTTGGTTAATACGCTTCGCAATTCACCTTCCCATGGCCATGCTGCGACACAAATTTCTAAGGCAGCGCTGAGCAGTTCTATTGCTCGTTTTTTATCAACTGATCCAGCTCGAATTTCTGCTGTAATGTCGTCGAGCTTGTCTGAGTCTAAGCCGCTTAGAACTTTGATTTGAAACTCAACGCCATCTTGCAAAACGGGAAATGTTCGACCTGGAACAAGTTTGCTCATTAGATTACCCAAAAGTGATTTGTAAACATTGATCCTGAGTTGCGCCGTTTTTGTTGCAGCCAAACTCCACTTGATCAATTACCAACTTTTCACGATCGCCATATTTTAGACTCAAAATTTGTGCTTTTGGAGCGTCAATTTTCCAGTTTGATGCAGATGGCCCTCCGCACCACAATGCTAGTGCATATTCGTTTCGGCTTGTCCACAAACTCAACCTATCTTGAGTTGCAGCCAAAACCGACTCAGGGTCAATTGTAATTTTTGGTCTGCGATTCGTAATGATTCCAGCGAGCAATCCAGATGCCGTCGTTGGGTCTTGCCTATAGGTAATTGTATTTCCTGCATCAATTGTTGCTGTGCTTGCTTTGAGACTAACAGAGTTCCACGAGCAAGTCCCGCTAGCCCATCGCAAATTAGTATCTGTTGGATAAGTTGGGCTGACAATCGAGCCATCCGGCTCGCCTTGCCAAACGCCTTGAAAGTCCCAATCAATATACGCTGCCTTTCCAGCAGTCAAAACGATTTTGAAGGTTCCAGCTGCGCCTGTTACCTTGCGAATCTTTCCATCAACATAATGATAAAACGTCAAAGTTTTTACATTTGAGCCTGGGCTTTCAGTAACTGGATTATAGGTATTTACCGTTTTGACCCAACCGCAAGCTGGAAAAAATGTGTCAGCCCAAAGTGGTTCCGTTGATGTTCCATCCCATTGCACATTGGTGCGAAAAGAAACCTTGGCAGAATACTGACCTGGAACGGCGTTGATATAATCAAATCCGCCTTGTCCTTCAACATCGTCAACAGTAATTGTCGGTTCAACTGTGACGTTATAGACATTCATTGCTGCATCGGTAGCGCCTGGCGAAGCGTCTGTGCCTGAAGTCGTTTCAATTTTTGCTGCCAATACAGATTTGCGCCAAAGCATATCATTGACCTTTCAAATTAGATTTTGTTTTGTTTTTTGAGAACATTGAATCTGATGCGTTCCTGGATTTGCTTTTTCAATTCAGTCTTTGCAAGCTTTTTGACTTTGCGCTGCGTGCCAAGTTTTTTGTAGTAGTCTCCAGGCTTCGGACCGTATACTTCAACAATTGGCAGACGATTTTTGCCTACGCGACGAAATACGCTTTTTCCATATTGTGCAACCATAAACCCATCTATGACTGGTTTGCGCGAACCAGACTTTTCCATTTGCACAGTGACTTGCTGATTCTTTTTTGAATAACGTGGCTTGAAAAATTTCAATGGTATGTTGTAACCACCACCGACACCAATGGTTGCGCTCAATCTAGTTTTGCTTGCTTTGCCACGTTGCCGAATAATTTTTTTCAATGACTTTTGTTTTAGCGGCAACTCTGTCGCCAAATCTTTCGCAGTCATACTTGCTACTTTTTTTGCAGTCTTGTTGATTGCGATATATATGTTTTTTGATAAGGACTTTGACTTTTCTCCCAAAGCCTCTTCAAGTGCTTTTAATTGTGATCGTTTTATTCCAATGCGTATCATGTTCTTAAAACGTATGGATCATTTTCATTTGTGCGATAAGTAACAACAATTGGCAAACTCAAATAAGTTGTTCCGTTATCTGCTTCGATCAGTTCATGATTGCCCCATGATGAGTCAATGCACAAACCACCAAATGTGTGCCAGTACGGATAATCGCAAACGACTTTGACAACGTCCGCTGCGACTTGGTTTTTTATGTGATCGCGCTTTGTTGTTTCCGTTTCAGAAGTCATCATTCTGGCGCGAATATAAAATGTCGTTTCCCAACCTATCGCTGGTGGATTTCCAGGCATTGCGTATGCCTCAACAACATTTGTCTCGCCTTGCGTTACCAAAAATTGCAAGTCTTGTGGCCTGTAATCGCCTATACGTTGTGGCTCAACAACGCTCGATGCAGTAGTGCATTCAGCACCAGCGACCAATAAAGAATTGACCCTCTGAACCAATTCGCATCGTATTTGTTCAACGATTGCTATAGGCACTCAAGCACCAGCATTCCTTGATCCTGCGACAAGATTCTTGTTATTGTGTGATCGCTTGCCGTTTTTCCATCCCTGCTTGGAAAAGTCAAATAATCTCCACCCAGATTTATTGAATCGCTGGCAATTCCAAAAACAGAATCATTTGCCGCGTGAACTTCAAATACGTCAAGAACACCTCCTCCATCTTCACGGAGAGATGACATGCGAATGATTACAACAGAAATTGACCGAGAACCGCCACCAGTCGCATGATAGGTGGCAGTCTCGGCAAAGTCTGACGTATTGCAGAACACCGCAAGAGCGTCTGCTTTCATCAAGTCATTGAGACTCATTAGGTGCGACGGCAATCAATTTTGACGTAATCAATTGTCACCGCATCGACTGCAGCGGTTGCAGTCTTTTGGATTTGCACCATCGGCTGCAATCCAAGCGAGTAGCCTGACATGTCAAACGTGGTTGATGCAGCAACGCGGATTCCGTTGATAAAAAACCGCACATCTTTCTTGCCGTTTGAAAAGTCAATTTTGAAATGCTTGTAAGCAGTAGACAAAGTTTGACCAGTTGCTTTGTCGTCCAAGTCAATCACACCGTCATCGGATTCAACAACAATGTTTGACGTAGAATCAGCGCCAACCATCTTAAACCACGCATTGGCGGTGACGCTGTCGCTGGTATCGTTCCGTGCAGAACCAAGACCCCAAAGCAGCGTTGTGCCGCTTGTCATGGCGCTGATTTTTACGCGCATTTCACAAGCTAGCATGTCGTCGATATCGAATGACAAAGCATCGCCGTGATATAGACAAACGTTTTCAACTTCGCTGGTGACTGCCAGCGTTAAAATTGCTGCACCACCATTGCGAACATAAGTCGGCGTTCCTGCCGCTGACGTATCGGCCACTAACCATTCGGTTGCTGGATCAGCCACCGTTGGGAAAGTTGCACTTGTTCCAATGAAATCGTCCAAGTAGGGAATCCACTCGCGAACACCAGTCATGTTTATATTCCTTGATTTGAAAGTTTGAACTGAAAACTATTAGCCAACAGACTAGGCGTTGCGATAAAGTCCGCGCCAATCAATTGCCTTGACTCCAAACGTTTGACGAATCTTGTAGATATACGAATCGTTCTTGATATTCCATTCAGATTCAAGAACTGGTGATTCTTCACCTGCCAAGAAAGTCAATTCAACAGTATCACACGATGCTGGGTCAGCCGCGAGATACCAATTCGTTGTGCTGTTAGCTTCGAGATTTGGATCGGTAATGACCATCAAACTTCGGCTACCATTGACACCATAAATATTTTGTATGCCTTGGTTGCCATTGCTTACCGCATACGAAGTTGATCGCACCAGTTCTTCAGCAGTTGCCGAGTAGCTGAGTGGTACAATCAAAAACTTTGGAATGATGTTCAAATAAGCGTCAGAGGTTTGACCTTTTTGGCTCATCATTTTGACAAAACCGGCGTTCAGCGTAGCAACGCTAGGCGCTGCTGCCGTGCCCGAGGTGTTGTCACCGCTGACGTGGGATGCCGAAAACAAATTGAATCCGTCACCCATGACAGGGTTAGAAGTCAATACTTCGTAAACCTTTTTGTTTTGCATCCGACGCATTGCATTGCCGTGCATTGCAGGAACGCGGGAAATTGCATCAAGGTCATCGTTGACAATTGTTTCCCAAGACACCGTAAAGCTTTCGCCAAACTTGGCAACGCGATAGCTTTCCTTGCTGTCGGTCATTACCTTTTCTGGATAATCAGCTCCTTCTGGCACTTCTTCAGGGTTTGGTGCTTCAGAAAAGCGAGTGCGATACAAAGTCTTGAAATCCTGCGCTGATGCGCCTTGACGCGCCCATAGATTCCAAGAATACGGCGCTTCCTCGTAAGCAGCGAGCAAGGTTTTATTGGCTGCATCAAGCAGAATATTCGCAAACGTTCCACTTGTATGATACGGTTGGAAATCAGACCGCTCGATACGATTGCGCAAAGCAGACGTATTGCCCATTGCAATGCGAGCAATTTCAACGTTGTTGAATTTGTTCGATGCAATCTTTTGATCTTCCAAGCATTCGATTGCCAAACGCACTAGGCTCATTTGCGAAAAATCATGTGCCCCAGGTGCTGGCGCATCGCCTCCCGTATACAAGCTACGCTTGACCCGCGAGCTTCGCGCAGATCGCATGATCAAACCATCAAGCATTGCTGCTCGTTTTTTATCTTCCGATGAACCAGTAACTCGCACTTCTGCTCCGACGGTCTGTCCTAGCGGTTGAGTAGACATTCTTTCAATGATCCTTTTGTTTGCTTGTTCAACTGATACACCACTTTCGCAAAGCTCATCGGCAAATTCGCGTTCAATGCGAGCCAACTTGCAAGCGGCTTGAATCTCATTGCGACGCAACTTATCTGCTTCAAGAGCGCGCTTAATGAGTTCCGTTGCATCTTCCATGCGCGCAACCGGAGTTTCCTCTTTTGGCTGTGCTTCTTGGTCCATGCCTGCCATCATTTCAACTGGAGGCGCTGGCATTTCAGATTCAACTTCGCCTGACTCTTCGGCAACTTGAGAACCAAGTTTTCCGACAACCCAGGCTAAAATTTGATTTGGGTCTGTCATACCTTTGGGCAGACCCAGCCCAGCAAGCGACGCGAGCAATGCTTCGTCCATTTGCCTTTCAATCCTTTCCAGGTCTGTGTATGACCTACGGATAACAGAATTTACGTCCGCACCTGTTGCACATATCGAAGCGTTGTGCGGTTCCCACCTCGTATGAATCCAAGCTGGCCCTTCTATAACCTCTCCACGCGATGTTGTGAAAGAATCTCCACGTTTTACATACAGCGTTTCTAGTGGAATTGCAGTTATTGAAAAGTCAGTCAAATGACCTTCTTCTACAAGTCGTGATACTTCACTTGCAGATTGATTTGAGGACCAAACGGGAGTTCCAAAAAGTTCCCCTGTTGATCGGTCAATGCGCAAACTTTGTATTGATCCAAGTACATTTCTAACTGTTGAGTCGTCGTGTGAATCGACAATTGGAATTTGATCTCGTCCGCCGCGAAATTGGACGCCTTCCATTAAAAGCACTTCGTTGACAACTTGTCCGGTATGGTCGTCAAAACGCTTTACAGGTGTTTCAGTTGCAATTACTGCTACGCCGCTTGATCGAATTACAAGTGCGGTTCGCATGACTGCGTTGTTGTTATGTAACGGCGGAAGTTTGCCTTTTTTTCCCATGCTATGCCTCTGCAGGAAGCGGATTGTCGATTGTTCCGTCACTTGCGTCTAAAATAATTTTGTCTATGTTTTCTTGGCTCAAGCCAATCATCGCAAGTTGTACTTCGGCCAATGTTGGGCTCATTGATCCATCTTTGAGTCCATCAAGAATATCTGATAAAGCTTTTCTGTTTCTGTTGAATTGCAAACGAGACAATCCCATCCATTCGTTTGTTCCAGATTGTTTTTGTGCTGCTTGATCCTGTGGCATAATTGCTCCAGTTTGTGCAGCCATCATTTGCGCAGTCTGTTCATCCTGAGTTAGCAAACCAAGCTTTAATCGCAATTGTTTTTCTTTTGCGGCTTGATAAAAAGTTGCTCTCCATGATCGACCACGCGCACCTAGTTCGTCTTGGTAGGTAGACATGTATCGGTTGATTGAGTCTGAAGCTGCGTTTTGCTCGGAGGTTGGATCAACCCATTCCCATTCCGGAGTCTGCCAATCAACTGGTGCAGCCTTGCGCCGACTCTCCAGCAATTCCATTGAAGTTGGAAAACCTTCGATTCCTGCTAATGCGGCAGCGTTGCAAAACTCATCCCAAACTGGTTGGCACAAATCATCAATAATTAAGTTTTGCCAACGCTTATATCTTGGTCTGTCCTCAAGCTTGCTTGTTCGCGATGAGCTGTAGTTTGTTTGAGAGAAATTTTTTGAAATCGCCTCAAAACTTGTTCCAGTTCCAGCAGCCATGCCTCGCAGCATAAGATTTATCCAAGGCTCTGAAGCGCTGTTCGGCCTTCCAGGGTTTATTGATTCAACTGATTCGCCTGGACGCAATCGAACAACCATTGCTGGTTCTAAGTAATCAAATGAATTTCCTGCATCATCCGTCGGAGCGCTTCCGTCCGGTGCGCTCAAGCTTCCAATTGGGGTTTCGCTTTTGATTGCTACGGAAAAACAAGATGAAACAGCGCTTGCTTGTAATTCGTTTTCAATGTAAAGACCCAAATCGCGATTCGTGTTCATTATTGGTGCAAACCACGAAATCCCTCGCGATTGTCCGACGCGATCTTTTCGATAGACGTGCAAAATGTCTTTTGCAATTACTCTTTCAGGAGCTTGATTTCGCGTTATGTACGGGCTGTTTGGATGCTCTGGATAAATCCAATAAGCAACTGGCTTGCCTTTATCGTCTAATTCGATTCCTCTGATTACCCTATTGTTGTTTGGTAATGAGTTGCGAACTGCATAGCTATCTTTGTCAGATGCCAACCGATCAGCTTCAATCATTTCTAATGCCAAAGGAACTGGTCGGCTTATTCCCTTGTATTCTTTGCCTGATGTTCTGACGAATCGTATCAGGACTTCTCCTGCCTCAACTAGTTCGCGGACTGCCAAAGCTTGAATTTCTTTGAAGCTCAACTCTCCGTTGATATCACAAAATTCGCACCATTCTTCCCATGTTGCGTCCCGCAAATCGTTTATTAGCTCAATGTCATCGCCTTCTGGAGTCTCCAAAGTTGACTGAGCATCTATGCCAGAGCCAACCACATTACTGACAATGGTGTCAACAATATTCCAGGCATAAGCATTGTCGCGAACCAATGAACGCGCCCAGGCTCGCATTGCATCAGCGCCAAATGGCCCCATTAGTTCATTGTCGGCAGCTCTGTTTTTTGGAAGCTTGTTTGCGTTTAACCGATTCGATTCAGAACCAGAATATGAACGCTTAAGCACCGATCTTGCATGAACTCGTTTTAATGCCCAGGCTGGCGATATGACACCAATTACTTTATCTATGATGTTCATCGCGCCTTGCCCATTCTTCCAAGAGAAAAACCTGATGATGTTTCTCTTTGAACTTCAAACATTAGCTGTTTGCGCTCATCTGTCAAAGTTTTAAGGTCAAGCTTTGTGACCGAACGATTGCCAATAGAGTAGGAAGATGCGCCACCAGTTAGAAGCGCTGAGATTGCGGCATCAATTTGTGCAAGTCTTTCTGCTGCTGTCATTCAACAAATTTTTGTTATTCATATTTGCATTGCAATGGCTTCGTACTATCTGGCTGGTATCAACAGGCTAGAAAGTCAATCTATTTTTGATTTGGATTTCAACATTGCCCATTGGCCAAATCTTCCTCACAAAATGCGCTATTGCCAAAAAAAGTCACGCAAAATGCAATAGTGCTACTTTCGCCCAAAAAAAGCTCTTTTTTTCAAATCGCGTATTTACACCGACTCGAAGTCAACATATACTTAATCCAGTCAAACGGAAAACCCGCACAGGAGCGAAAAGATGACCTACTCAAGAGCAATCGAAATCCTTGGCCTAACTACCCCAAAAAGCCTTGCAGAGAACAAAAAACTGGCACAAGTAATTCAGAGCAACTTGGTTCTGACAGCGCCGCTCAGGTTCAAAGTTGCCTGCAAAGTTGTTATTGAAGCCGCAAAATAAGAATTGAATGCCAGCGTGGCATTTCAAATAGTTGGTTGTTTTTTTGGAGCGAAAAAAATGCCTCATCACATTGAAGAACACGATTCTATGATTGCCGTCGGAACTCGACCATGGCACGGTCTTGGGGTGACGCTTGCAGAGCCACCAGCAACAGCGGAGGAAGCATTGCAACTTGCTGGCTGTTCATGGACTGTCTCAAAAAGAAAGATGTTTTTGGAGGATGGAGCGCCGGTCAAAATTGCTGGGGCGGTCAACCGCAACAACAACGGTTATCCAGGTGCTATTGTTCGTGACGACACTAACGAGGTTCTTGGTGTCGTTGGCGCTGGGTATGTTCCGATGCAAAATTCTCAAATTGCGAATCTTTATCAGCCTCTGATTGATGAGGGCATTGTTGATATCGACACATGCGGATCGCTTTGGAACGGTCGTCGAGTGTGGATGCTTGCCAAGTTTAAGAACTCTGGAGAGGTTATTGATACGAATGATACCGTGAGCCGCTACTTGATGCTTTCCCACGGCCATGACGGGCAAATGGCTGTTAGATTTGGGTTGACCTATGTAAGAGTCGTTTGTTGGAACACACTCAGTCTTGCTGTTTCTCGCGGGACAGCACTGACGAAGTGTTTGCATACAACAAATTTGATTGGAAACCTCGAAACCCTTCGGTCGTTCGTCATGAGCAACGACGAGAATTTTGCGTTGACAGCCGAAGTGTATCGCAAGCTTGCTCAGAAAACGATTAGTCGCGCATCGCTGCGCGAATACGCTCGCCAACTGGTGAAAGCCCCTGAAGATCAAAGCGACTGGAATAAAGTCCAGGCTGACAAAATCGGGCAAATTGTAGGCATGGCCATGCAAGGGCGCGGAAATAGTGGTCAGAATTGGTGGCACGCTTACAATGGTGCGACCGAATACTTGACATGGGCTGCTGGTCGAAATAAGCAGACTCGATTTAATAACTTGTGGTTTGGTCAAAACCTTTCCACAAATACCGAAGCGTTGGAACTTGCCCTTTCCCTATCTGCATAACCCAACTGATGAGCCGTAAACGGCGAAACGGCCTTCGGGCCGTCTTGGGTTTTTGATAGGAGGTTTTTATGGAGAACTGAAATGGTGAACAGCAAATTGTCGGAATCGCGGTGTTTGAGAAAAACAATCACGCAGCCTGGAGATTGGTGGATCGAGTTTGAGTCTGCCGCAAAAAAATCTGGTATTAGCTTAGCCGAATGGATTGGCATGGCTTGCGTCGAAAGACTTCCAAAATCGACTGCACGCAGACTTAGTGAAAGACCACCAGCACACAGGCCAAGCTACAAAAACTGAATGTACTTTTGATCAGGAGCGAATTTTGAAAAGTCATATAATACAGGCAGGCAGCCTTGCAGAGGCAAAACAACTTGCGTCATGGGCCGCAGTTGTTCTTTACGTCAATGGCGATTACTGGGGTTTTGCATCGCATGACGAAGCGGACTCGTTTATCGCTGAACATTGTCAAGTTGAATATGAAGCTTTTTTGCAAAGGCAGTTTACAAATCGTCTTGGCGACTCAAGAAATCTTTTTGAAACCATTGGGATCATAATTGACGAGTTGCAAAGTTTTTCAGTAACTCAATCTACCGAATTGCATTGCTTGGAAAGGTTTTACCTGAAGCTTGCTGATTGTCTGATTGCAATCATTCCAATGAAGGATTCGCGATCATGATAATAGTGTTTAGGCCACACACCGGAACAAGTCATGCTGCATATTTCAAAAACAAGGAGGATGTTGTTCGCCAATGGATCGACGGAAGATTCAAATGGCTATGCGGCGACAATTCAAGGGATTACATGCAGCAATTTGGCGAAGTGACCTTTGAGCACGCAATTGAGGACATTCGCCACGATTTATATTCTGCAGACGTTCTTGAATCAAAAGAGGAGTTTGAAGAATACATAGTTCGGCATGTTGAATTGCGATCTCTCAATGTTCCAATTGCGGATATATATGGATGCGCACTTAGGCTTGGCTGGGACTGCTAGAAACGTTCAAGGAGTTATTCATGAGGATTCAAAGTCTTGCAAGCATTGGTGAAGCGAGGATATTCAAAATCCAAATCACGCGACGAGGTCCGCGAACTCGAAACATTACTGATGCCGAAAACATTGCCTACTTTATAAATGACCATGGAGATCGACAAGTCGAATGGCTTGATGATCATTGGTGTCATGTTGCCGATGGCGATTCGCAGGAATTTCTCCAGTTTAAGGTATACCTCAAGCCATGATAAACGTGCGAACAATCATGTTTTTGAAATCAGATGGACAAAGTTTTTTGATAAACTATACGGACACTTTTAAGCTCATTGAGCACCTTTGTGGCATTTGGCAAGAAGGAGATTTGAAAATAACTGATGTGCTGATGATCCATGACGCAAGAAGATTCATGGAACACAGGAAAAAATTTTTAGTTTCTGTCAATCAACAAACGGGGATTATTCATGTTTACTGAAGCTGAATTGCAAAGCAGAAAAGCTACTCTCAATGCGAGCGAGCTAGCGGCTGCTATGGGATTTAGTCCATGGAAAACTCCATGGGAGGTCTGGGCGGAAAAGAAAAGCTTGCTTGACAAACCGTCGGCGAGTAACCAAGCATTGCATCTTGGAGTCCTCTTCGAAAATGCCTTGCTTGACGATGCCGAAAAGCGTCTTGGTGCTATGACGAGACAAGTTAAGTTTTTCCACAAAGACATTC